GTGGCCTCGCTGTAGTCGAAGCCCGCGCCGGTCCAGCGCCGGTACACCAGCGGGCAATAGTCGCGCACCACCTTGCGGCCGGGCAACTCCACGCCCTCCACGTCGGTCAGCGCGGTTAGCTGCCACGCGATTTCCTTGCGGGTGTGCCGCGACTTGCGCGCCAGCAGGTACACATCGGGGGTCAGCGTCGCGGTCCCGTCCGGCTCGGCCCCGGTGTCGAGATAACGCTCAAAGGTGCGCAGCCGGGTCAGGATGCCGCCCTGCAAATCGTCGTGCTGCTCAACCAGCGCGGTAAAGCTGTTGCGCAGGTTGGAGACGGTCAGGGTGGGGCGCGGGTTCGGCCCGTCCATGGCCTGCTCAAAGCCCTCGGCCTTGATCGGGTGGGGCACGTAGGTTTCGCCGCCAAACTCGACCGCGCCCGTGCCCACGGTCCCCGGGGCCAAGTACAGCGTGCCCTCATCGAACATGGTCAGGTCCAACTGGTACAGGACCACGCGCGCGCCCTTGCCACCGCCGCCTTGGACGTACTGCTCAATGGCCGTCACAGGTCAAACTCTTGGGTCAGCACCACTTGGCAGTCGTGCGTGTCAAAGCCCGCCGGGGCGCTGGCAAAGCCGTTGGCGGTCCACTTGAGTTCGTCGGGCTGGTTGAACGGCGTCCACGACAGCAGACCGTCGCCCAGTTCCAGCGTGAACAGCACCCGCAGGGCTTCGGCCTTGGCGTCATCAATGCCGCGCCAGATTAGCTGCCACGTCTGGCGCACCGAGTTGATGCCGTCGCGCTCGCGCTCGGAATAGCCGTCGCCAAAGTCCACCCGGTCCACCCGGGCGTCCATCTTGAACGAAGACCCATAGGTAAGGTCGTCCGGGTACGGCAGCGGCGTGGTCATCGGTTGGTCATCGCGCTGCGGCGCAACTGGGTCAACTGGCCGCCGTCACGCGACGCCTCGGCCAGTTCTTCGCGGATAAGCCCGCGCAACTGGTCCTTGACCGCCATGCCCACACCCTCGGCTTCGCCGGGGCCGCCCTGATAGCCCTGCGGCAAATTGACGTGCACGTCCCCGATGCTGATGATGTTCTGGTTGGTGCGCGGCCCGTTGTCATTGGACGTGGGCGGCTGCTGGCCACGGTTGATGGCCTCCAAGATGGGGCGGTTTTCCCGGGTGGCCTCGGCGTTGACGATAAACTCACCGGCAGACACGCGCGCAATCAGGTTGTCGTCGCGCGGGCCGCCCTGCCCCTGCACCATGCCGCCGTTGGCAAAGCTGCCCGCCACGGCCGTGATGTTGGCAATGATGCTGGCCCCCTGCGCGACCACCCCGGCGATAACCGGGATGTTCTGCGGGAAGCCCAGCGCGATGGCCTTGGCGATGCCCTGCTGGATGGCGACCACCGAATCCGCGATGGCAAAGGCCTTGCTGACCGCGAACAGCGCCTTGTACGCGGCCGATTGCTTGCCCACGGATTCGGCCGCGATGTCAGCCAAGCTGCCGAACATATCGGCCGCGCCGGACAGGACCACGCGGCGTTCGTCGCGGTCCAGGTTGATGCGGCGGCGCACCGCGTCCGCCTTAACCGCCGTGATGCGCGCCTCGATCTGCCGCTCGGACAACACCCGCTGCGCGCCAAACTGGCGCAGCCGTTCCAGCTTGGCCTTTTCCTCTTGGTCGATCTGGTCGCGCGCGGCGTTCTTGCCGAACTTGCCCCCAAGGTCTTTGTCAAAGTCCGTGACCTGCTGCTGCTGGGCGCGGCGCAACGCCTCAACGCGGCGTTCCTCCTCGGTCTGCGGCTGGCGCACCCCGTTGACGGTCAGGTCACCGTTGTCGTTGGCCGCCGTGCCCGGACGGCGCAGGGCGTTGCGGCGGTCGGTTGCCTCGCCCGGGGTCAGCAGTCCGGCCTTCTGCGCCCGGTCGATGACCGCCAGCGCGTCGTCAATCTGCCGCTTGATGGCAGCCACCTTGGCCTCGTAGCTGAACAGCGTGCCCTCAAGGGCATCGTCCACCTGCAACAGCGACTGGGCCAGCGGCAGCTTGCCCAACTCGGCATTGTACTCGGCTTGGCTGATCTTGCCCCGGTCCAGCAGGGCGTTGAGCGCGGAAATCTGGCGCTGGTATTCCTCAAGGGGCGACCGCAGGCGCGCGAGGATTTCCGTTTCGGCCTTCTGGGCGTCATTGGTCTTGACGATGTTGGCGACCCGCTCGCTTTCCTTATCGGTCAGCGGACGGTTGAGTTGGCGCTCTACCGCGAGTTGCTTTTGCCGCACGGCCAACTGGATGCCGTACAGGTCGCCCAGCTTGCCCTCCGCTTCCAGCAGGCGGAAAATCTCGGCGTAGCGGTTGGCCTCCTTTTCCTCGCGCCGGGCCGCAGCGGCGGCGCGCCGGTCAGCCGCCTTGGCTGCGGTCAGGGACTTCTGGGCCGCCTCGGCGGCGTTAACCGCCCGGGTCGCATCGGTCAGTTCCTTGCGGTACGCGGCCGCGTCCAGCGTGTTGTTCTTCTCGGCCGCCGCCCCGCGCTCCTGCACGGCCCGCAGGCGTAACTGGGCGCGCTCCACCGCCGTGGTCGCCTCGGCCATGGCAACTTGGCTATTGATGAAGCTGGTGCTGGTTAGCCGGGTCTTGCCCGACAGCACGTCGAGTTCGCGCGACAACTGGGCATTGTCGCGGGCTGCCAAGATGGCCTCACCGCCAATGTTGGACACCCGCAGGGCAAGGTCACGGATGCGCTTGTCGCCCGAGTTCTGGGCCAGCTTGAACAGCCCATCGGACAGCTTGGCCACGTCCCCGTTGGCCTGCTGGATGACCGCGTTAACCCGGGGGTCCGTGACGCGCGACAGCAGCGGCGCGCCACCCGTGCCCACACCGGCCGACGGCGCATAGGGGTCAAACTCCGTGTTGGCGGCGCGGAACGCCCCCCGGCTTTGCTCCCGGATGGTCTTGTTATTGTCGTCAATCTGGGCCTGCCGCTTCAAAATGGCGTTCTGGACCAGTTGCTTGTTCTGCTCGACCAGCGCCCCCGTGGCCCGGTCCACGAAGTTGGCCATGTCGTTCTGCCGATCGGCAAACCGCTTGGTTGCCTTTTCGGCCGCGTCCGCGTTCTGCTCGGTCGTGAAGAACGTGTAGGCCAACTGGGCCAGTACGCTGCCGCCGATCAGCAGCAGGGTGCCAAACGGCCCGGCGAGGAATCGGCCCACGCTGCCCAGTCCGCCCTCAAGCTGCGATAGCGCGTAGGCGGTCTGGCCGGACTGCTGCTGGAAGGCCACCAGCGGGTTGATGCCGGTGCTGACCTGCGTGGCGAAGTCGTTGAACTGCTGACCCAGCGAACCCATGGCCGCGCGCTGCTGGCCCGCGCTGACCACCACCTTGCCGCCGGTCCCGTTGAACTTCTCCAACTGGGCCTCAAGCGCGGCCACGCGGGCCTGCACGGTGGCCAACTGCTGGGTCAGTTCGGACGACCCACGGGTGAATTGCAACTCGCGATTGAGCGTCGCGCCCACCGCCGTGGCCTTGGTCCCGATGCCGTCTAGCCCACTTGTGATGGGCGCGAAATTGGGCCGGATGTTGGTAAAGTCGAAGGCGCGCGCCAGACCGGCCTGCATCTGCCCCGCCTGCCGCTCCAACCCTTCCAGTTCGGCCCCAATGCGGTTGCGCGCCGCAATGGCCTCGGTAGGGTCGATGGGTACGCGGATTGGATAGACTGCCTCGGCCACCTAGCCCTCCGTCTGGCGCTTCATTTCCTCGGCCCGCCAGCGCCGCTCCACCAGGTCCATCTGGTGGATGACATGCCACAGCAGGCCAAACACGTCATGGGCAAGCCCCATGTCCCGCGCGTATAGCTTGGCCGCGCTGTGCGGGATAGCCCCGCCCTCGTACAACCGCTCGGTGGACAGCGCGTCATAGGCTTCCCAGACCCACACCATGCCGTCCGGCAGTGCGGGCTGGTCCAAGTACCACTGGGGCAGCGGCTGGCGCTTCTTGCGCCGTTGCTTGATCTGGTAGCCGTCGCGGCTGTAGCGGAGTTCCCAGCTAAGGCGCTGGGCGGCTAGTTTCCCGCTTTCTCCTTGGCCGCGTCCGTGATGGTCACGAAGTTGGCCGGGCTGGCGCAGAACACCCGCACGTCGTCAAACACGTAGCCGGGCAGCGCCAGCATGAAGGCCTCGGCGGCCTCGCGGCTAAACGGCACGTCCTTGCCCGTCGCGTCAACCGGCGGCTCGGGCCAGTCGGCCACGCAGTGCAGGCCGATCAGTTCGCGGTCCTCGGTGCGCGCGCGCTCCACCAGCTTGCCGTCCACCGTGGTGGCTTGGTCCTTATTGGTCCGGCGCTCGGTGATGCGGCGCACCCAGTCGTTGTGATAGTCCGGGTTGATGTCCGTCGCGGGCAGCAGCATCAGCTTGACTGGCCGCTTGAACCCCGGCGCGTCGATAATCAGCGGCCGGGGTTCAAGGCGCTGTTCCAGCGCGGCGTAGTTCGAAAAGTCAAAGGTGGCCTTGGTCACTCGCACGTCTCCACGGGCAGGACCGGGAACAGGCTAAAGCCCAGCGTGTGACCCAGCGTGTCGTCGCGGTGTGCGGCGAACGGGGTGTTGATGGTCACGCTCTGATTCTCCCGGATGTTGCGCTTACCCCCGGACAGCGTGCCCGACGGCAGGTCAATCAGGATGCCCCCGTCTCCGTTGCGCAGCACCGTGTCAAGCCCGACCGTGCGCGAGCAGCGAATCGTCTCGATGACCTCGGCGTTGCTGAAAATCTGCTCCGACTCGGTATCGACCTCAAAGTTGCCCGCGTTGACGTACTTCGGCCCCAGCTTGCCCAGTACCTTGTCGCCCGCCGAGTTGTTCTTGATCGTGATGGTGAGCGATTTGAAGTCGGTGGACAGGCCCGCCTCGTCCGCCTGCTGCACGCGCAAGCGCGCCAAGTCGCTGGACGTGCCGAACGATTCGGTCTGGTTGGGCAGCAACTGGGCGGCCGCCCCGGTGGCCCGCGCGGTGTCCGGGTCCGTGGTGTACAGGCCAACGAAACTCCACTTGACCGTGGCCTTCTCGGTCAGTGGGACCGTGATGACCATCTGGTTGGCGTAGTTGCCTTGGCTGTACTCGTACAGCGTCTCGCCCGCCGCGCCCAAGCCCGGGCTTGCCAGTTCGAACTGGTGCGTGATGACGCGATAGTCCGCATGGTCCACCGGGACGTTGCGGATGAACTGGCCGAACAGCAGGTCGATGGCCACGCCAGCGCCGCCCGCGCCGTCCACCGTGCCGTCGTCCGCCAAGAAGGGCTGGTTGTGCTTGACCAGCGTTAGCTTGTGCGGCGCGATGGCGGCCAGCCGGACCATGCCGTAGTTTTCTTCATTGAGGAACTGGTTGGCCGCGTCGATGCCGCCAATGTGGATGCCTTGGCCCACGGTCAGGCCCAGCAGGGTGAAGTCCAGCGCGGTGCTGGTCAGGTTGCCCTGCGCGTCGATTTGCAGGTCACCGGCAGCCGCCCGGATGCCACAGATGGCCACCTCGACCTGCTGGCCCGCAGTCAGGGCTTCCACCTGCGTGCCCGCAACCGTGATCGTGGTGGCGGCGGCCGCGTCGTCCGCGCCCAGCACCTTGAGGCCGTTATTGGCCGCCAGCGCGAAGCCGCGCGCGTACACCAAGGTCTTGGCCCCGCCGCCGCTGTAGATCAGGTGACCGGCCTGCGTGCCCGACAGGGCCGGGACCGTGTAGCTGCCAGCCGCCACCGCCGTGGGGGTGAACACTTCCGGGCCAACCGCTTGGGCATAGACGAACGACTCGGCAAAGTCGCGGAAGCCCGACAGGGTGAAGTCCGCATCAATCTCGACGCCCGAGTCCAGATCGGTGACCCGGCCCTTGCGACGCTGGCGCGACTTGCTGATAGGGTTGCGCGCAACCGTCTTGACCTCGTTGCCCCAGTTGGGGGCCGCGTTCGGTTCGATGGCCTTCCAGATCGGCGTAACGGGCAGGACGCCCGGCTGGCCGGTGGCCTCACGCGCATACGCGAAAGCCAGATCATTCGAGTTAACCTTGCCCATCTTGGCCTCCGTTACTTGACCGTCTCATAGGTAAACGGGATGTCAACGCGCGCCGCCCACCAACTTCCGCCCTCTACCACGCCCAATTCGCGCGGGATAGCCGCCTGTAACTTGATGGTTGTGCCGGGCAGCGAGCGCGCCTCCATGCCCTTGATGGCTTCCAAGTGACCGTCCGCCACGTCCTGTTCGGCCGCAGGGGGCTGGAAATACTGCACGAACACCGTCCCGGTGGCAGTGAACTTGCGGTTGCGCGGCGCACCCAGACTGGTCTGCTGCCTATTTGTGTGACGGACGGAAAACCGTACCCATGGCCCATTGGGTGGGTCGAAGGTTTCATCGCCCAGCGCCCATGGGGTGCGCGCCGCGCCCTCGACGACCACCAGGTCGCGCA